GCTGATCGCATCGGCTGTGCGGAAGGGCTGGGTGATTCCCGATGAGGCGATGACCGTTCTTCCGGCTGCCTTGCTGCGGGTGGCGTTGGACAAGAACGAGGAAGTCCGGGCGAGGGTCAACGCGGCGAAAGTGGTCGTGGCGATGCACGGGCAGAACGAGCCAGCGCCGGCGGCTGCGGTGCAGGTGAACGTGAACAGCACGGCGGATACGGTGGCAGCAATGCTTCAGGAGCCGGGATATGTCCGATACGCACAGGGCGAGGCAGTGTCTGACACCGGCACTGTTTGCCCGGGCAGCAACTGACGGGCGGTTTCTACTGCCTCGGCATGTCGCGACAATCTCCGAAGCCATCTGCGACACGATCACCGGCCGCAGCGAGCCTATCCTGTTGATCGAGGCTCCCCCCCGGCATGGGAAGAGTGAGCTTGTCAGCAAGTTCTTGCCCGCGTGGTATCTCGGGGTGTGGCCAGATCGGCGGGTCATGCTGGCAGCGTATGAGGCGACATTCGCGAGATCGTGGGGGCGCAAAGCCCGGCAGGTGTTTGTGGAGTCGGCGTGTCCGGTGTTCGGTCGGGGACTGTCGGGGGACAACTCGGCGGCGGATGACTGGAGCACAACCGCAGGCGGTGGCATGTCCACGGCAGGTGTGGGCGGGCCGATGACGGGGCGTGGTGCTCACCTGCTGATCGTCGACGACCCGGTAAAAAATGCGGAGGAAGCGTTGTCGGCGACGACCCGGGAAAACCATTGGGACTGGTGGCAGTCCACGGCAAGCACGCGATTGGAGCCGGGGGGCGTGGTCATCGGGATCATGACCAGATGGCATGAGGACGACATCTTCGGGCGGCTGCTGAAGGGCGGGGGACAGATCCGGCGGCTGACGTTGCCGGCGCTGGCCGAGCCGGGGGACGTGCTGGGCCGACAGCCGGGGGAGGCGCTCTGGCCCGAGCGGTATCCTGTCCAGCGGCTGGAGCAGATGCGGCGGGAGCGGTCGGAATACTGGTGGCGTTCCATGTTCCAACAACGCCCCGGCAAGTGGGGGGAGAGCAAATGGGGTCAATACCTGGGGGACAAGGTCACGGCTGCCAGGTGGCCCGATGCGTTTGAGTTCGGGGTGGTGGCGGTTGATCCATCGCTGGGTGCCGATGACCGGAAGGGCGACTACTCGGCGATCGTCTTCGTGGGGCGTGCCTCGGGTCGGCTGTGGGTCGACGCGGACATCAGGCGGCGGAGCGAGACGGAGATCGCAGCGGATGCCGTGGGGATGTACGCCAAGCATCGGGCGAACCTGATGGTTCTCGAAGGCAACGGCTTCCAGCGGGTTCTCGGCGAGTCGTTCCAGTCGGCGGCCATGTCTCACGGGATCATGCTGCCACTTCAGACCATCGTGAACACCGGGAACAAGATCCTACGGCTGTCGAGTCTCGGCCCTCTGCTGGCGGCGGACATGTTCCGGTTCAGCGATGCCCCGGGCTCCCGGCTGCTGCTGGATCAACTCGGGGAGTTCCCGCGGGGTGACCATGACGACGGGCCGGACGCCTTGGAAATGGCGGTCAGGACACTGAACGGGATCGCGGCCAACGAATACGACTCGGAGGAACTGGCATACACTCCATGACGCTGGGCCGGTATCGTAGTCTGATCGTGTGGTGTGTCTGTGGGCATCCAATGCGGGTGCGGTCATCGTGGGGACGGGTGGAATACCGCGAGTGTCTGCGGTGTGGGCGGAAGACTAAGCGAACGAGGCGAGACAATGAGCGAAGCGATTCAGGCACTGCTGGAGGCGTTTGTCCCCGAGACGATCGACCGGAGGGGCTACCTGTACGATGACCCGACGTTCGGGTATCCGACGGCGGTCAACCCGTTCACGAGCGTCACCGATCGCAGCGATGGGCGGTTCAAGCCGTACTATGACAGCGAGGTAGACCTAGCCTACATCCGGGGGGCAGCCAGGAACCTGTCGCTGCTGACGCCTGTCGCAACGGCGGCCCTCGATCGACTGGCGGAATACACGTTCGGCCCGGGGTTCGAGTTCACTGCACAGGGTGCCGATCCGCAGTTGGTCGAGCTGTGCCAGCGGGTCATCGATCGGTTTATCGACGACGCGGACATGGTCGGCAGTCTCGATCGGGAGTTGCATCACCGCAGCCGCGAGGATGGCGAGGCGTTCGGCTACCTCGAACTGGGGACCAACGGACGCCCAACGTTGTGCATGGTCGAGCCGGACCAGATCCGCGAGCCGGGCAACACTCGGCAGCTAGAGGACTGGCTGCAGGACTTCGAGGGCGTTACCTCGTGGAGCTACGGTGTGCGGTCCCCGGCCAATCGTCCCGCCGAAGCCCTCGGGTATCACCTGTCGCGGGATGATGGGGGCTTGGACTGGGACTACATCCCCTCCCGCAGGATGGTCCACATCAAGCGGAACGTGAGCCGCAATGCCAAGCGGGGCGTCTCCGACACGTTCTTGGTGGTCGAGGAGATCAGCAGGGAGGCGAAGTTGCGGCGGAACATGGCAGAAGGTGCGGCGCTTCAGGCTGCGATCGCGTGGATCTTGGAGGCTCCCCCTGGGACGTCACAGGCCAGCATCCAGACCCTCGGGGCGTCGGATGCGGTGGCGCAGTACGGGCGGCAGGTGGTCGGCGGTGGCACGAAGAATCAGAACGTCCAGCGGTACAAGCCGGGCACGATCTTGAAGCCGTCGCCAGGGCTGGTGTACAAGCCGGGGCCGATGGGAGCCGAGCGGAACAGCGGCTTCTTGGAGGTGTCGCAGTACGTGCTGCGGATCGTCGGGACGCGATGGGCAATGCCGGAGTACATGGTCAGCGGCGATGCGAGTAACGCCAACTATGCGAGCACGTTGGTGGCCGAATCCCCATTCGTCAAAGCGAGGGAAGCCGATCAGTCGTTCTACGCCCGCGAGTTCACCACCCTGTTGTGGAAGGTGCTGCGGTTCGAGCATGACCGAGGGCTCCTGACTGCCCGGCCGTGGCCAGAGATCGAAGCGATCGTAGACATCGCCGTGCAGAAGCCCTCTGTGGCCAGCCGCAACGCCCGGGAACTGGCGGACGTGTCCCAGATCCAATTGGGCATGGGCGTCGTCTCCAAGCGAACGGCAGCCCGTCAGATGGGGCTGGACTGGGAAGAGGAGCAGCGCAATCGAGCGGAAGAGGGACCGACCCAAGCGCCGGCCCCCTCGATCATGCCAGTCAGGGAAGCGGAGGACTCGTACAGCCCTCCCGAGGCAGCCCGCAACAATGCCCGCCGGGTGCTGAAGTGGCGTGATAAGCACGGGGACGCGGTGGCCGGGATGACACAGGTCGGATGGACCCGGGCCAATCAACTGGCATCCGGGGAGAACCTGTCACGCGAGACCGTCGGGCGGATGGCGGCGTTTGCCCGGCATCGCAAGAACGCGGACGTGGCCCCCGAGTTCGAGGGCGAGCCGTGGCGGGATGCCGGTCACGTCGCGTGGTTGGGCTGGGGTGGGACCAGTGGCGTGGACTGGGCAGCGGGGATTGTGGGCAATGTGCGGGAGTCGAGCCTAGACGCTGCTGTCGTGGCGGCGTTAGAGAGTGTCGCAACCATGCCCGAAGCGCGGGCGATTTTGGAGACCTTGCATCAAAGCGAACTGCACGAGAATTGCGGCACAGGCGCGGGTGGTTTCACGTCTGGCAACACGTGCGGCGGTGGTGGCGGAGGTGGTGGTGGTGGTTCTATCGCAGCGGCTGTAAAAAAAAAGACACCCAAACAGAAGCCCAGTCCGACGCAGATCAATGCCGTGAAGGATTATACGACTGACAAATTCCAGCAGGTCAACAGTGAACTACGATCGGGGAAGGTTAGTAAGGATACCAAGACGATTGCCAAAAGCATCGACGGTTATCTGGAGCGAGCGGAAAAGAAGCCCGGGCGGACTCTGCGATCCTTCCAGATTGATACAGGCACGGAATCAGGCCGGAGGATTGCCGCGATGCTGCAGACGGGTGGCACATTCGCCGACGATGCCTACGTTTCGACGAGAGCAAAGGCACGGTCTGGCGAGGCTGAGGCGTTCAAGAATAAGGACACCTACAAGGGCAATGTGATTCTTGTCGTCAACGGAAAGAGCGGAGTCGATATTACG